TCTACCGTCTGGTTTTATATCTACTCTTAATGTTCCATAACGCCAAGTTTCACCTATAGCGTCGTTTTCAATTTTGATTGCAAGAAGCCTGCCTCTTGCTCTAGTGTCCACCTTATCAGTAGAACTTGTAATTGTAAAGGGTCCTAGTGGTGAGCTTGATGCGGTATCACTTGGATAATTATTTAATAGTAAAGTAATTTTTGAATTACCAGTTAATACTTTAAAATCTGGTATAAATCTACTCATAGACATAATAAACTCCCCATCTCCTCTAAGATCAGCTATACCAGTTGTTTGACCGGTTAAACCTCTTCTGGAAGATATATCAAAATCACCAGATTGAATATATGCATCAATAGAAGTTGTACCTGATGAATTGATTTGATCGGTTCCGGTTTCATGAGCATAGTAAGTTGATGCACCATAAGTTGCTGTAATACCTTGAATTGGAAAATTAGGTACAGCTGTTGAATTATATTCAGTTGCATAAGGTAAATCAAATACACCTGCATCTACATAACTAGTTCTAGCTAGTGATGATGTTGTCCAACAGTTTTCTCCGTAGTTAAATGTAACACATCTATCAATTTGATTAGAACCATTTTTTGCATAAAACCAATTTACTTCATTATACAAAGTATTATGTTCTGCATAAACAATCTGACCTGCATCATAATTTAAACCTAAATTATCTCCGGTAGTTGTAAACACAAAGTCTTCAACTAAACATGGTATTGCTTTAACGGTACCATCGTACATAAAAAATCCACCTTCACCTGACATCCAAAAGACAACACCATTAGAATAAGTCAGCGCATGTTGACCAATCAATCCACAGTTTGTACCAACTTGTTTAACACTAAATGTAAATGGCGGACCAACGAATTGAATTACATAAGCAGAACTATCGGTTAATACTAATGTGTAATCTTTACCAGATACCGCTCCTACAATTTCATTTCCTTTATCAACTCTAAATGTTCCAGCAGTATTCGTTGCAGTTGGAGCATAGGTATTAAAGTCTTCTTGATCTGAAAATCTTATAAACATTGGATCTTGTGTTGATGAATCACCAATAGTTGTTTCCGTTCCAAAATGAAATATGTGTCTATCTCTATCCGATACTTGCGTCAGTCTTGTTTTAGTTGGTGCACCAGTCATAACCGTTGCTCTATTTGCTCTCGGGGTTGTTGCTCCTGCATCCCAAGTAAATGTTCTACCATTGTGAATTGTTGCAACTAATATTTGACCAAAGTTATCTAAACTCCAGATGCCTGGATCCAGGACCACGTTACTTGTTGAACGTTCCGTGCCCCAAGTTGATGTACTCCAAGTATCAGTGCCCCAACCATAACCTGCAGTTTGAAAAGTTGGACCAACAATTACATAAGGTAATATTTCTGCCGACCCGGTTCCTGAAGTTGTACCTGCTGAATTAGATGGCATAGTAATTTCAAAAGTATTTGTAGTTGAGTTTAATACTTCAAATGTATTGTCTGTAAAATCTGTTGTTGCATACCCTGATCCAGTTGGAACTGTAACACTAGAAAAAGTTACATATCGTCCATCTTGTAATCCATGTGAAGTTTTATTTACAGTGATTGTAGGTGAACCGGTTGTTGCATCAAAATCAGCTCCAGTGATTGCTGTATCTAAAGGGGTGATGTCATAAAAGTCTTCACCGTAATATAAAAATAAACCTTGTGACGTACCGATTGCAGTATACTTTTCACCTGCTAAAGATGTCCACGCATGTTGTGCACGTGCAACACCTGGTAAAGTTTTATTTTGAATTGTAAGTTGATTCCAACCACCTATTTTTTCAGGTAGTCCATATCGAAATCGAACAAAATCACCATCGACCCATTGAGACTCGGCTCCGGAATCGGTGACCATCTTATTAAAACCGGGCTTGAAATTTAGTTTTTGTAGCATATAACCTACTATATAATACTTATGAATATAATGAAAGCGAGAATAATCTGGTTTCCCGAACGTCTATCATACATAGATTTTGACTCATTACAAGATAAAATAGACTGGGATCAGGAGCATTTAGACACTGTTCGTCAATACATGAAAGAAGATGGATTGTTATTTCCTGCTGTATTTAAGGATGATGAAATACATTGTGGTCATTATAGATTTAAAGTAGCAAAAGAAATGGGCTATGATGGAATTGAAGCTTATAAAGTCAATACTTACAAAGAAGTTCTGCAATTGACTAATTTTAGTGAATTGTGTTATAAGCACTACAAAGAATATAAAGATAAAAATTATATATGAATTTAAAAATAAATGATCGTATAATAATCATTGATAACTTTTTTGAACAATCTATTTTAGATTTAATAAAAAAGGATATTTCAAATTTAAATTTTACTAATAGAAGTGTTACAGTAAGTGAAGAAGAAAAAGGTCTTTATCAAAAAATATATTTTGATGTAAAGTTACATTTAAAGCATTTTGCAGTTGAAGAAGTTATTAAAAAATTAAATAATTTATCTTTTAACATAAAAAATATTAAATCATATTATTTTTTAAGCACTAAACAAAAATTAGCAACTCCTCATTCAGATGAACATAATTTAAATTGTTTAATTTATTTAAAAGGAAATTATTTTGTTAATAATGGAACTGGATTTTATGATCTCATAGGAGATGAATATCAATTGAATACGCATGTTGGTTTTAAAGAAAACAGAGCAATTATTTTTGATTCAAAAATTTTTCACTCTTCTCTTCAATTTAATGAAAATTGTGGTACAAGATATACCATGGCAAATTTTATAGATCTAAAGGAATAATAAACATGTATGAATCATTATTAGAGGCAACTAAATTTCATGCTGTAAACCAAGACAATTGGATTGGTGAAGCATTAGCAGAATATAAACATCAAATCTTTAACTTAATAAAAGAAAATAATATCAAAACCATTTTAGATTATGGTTGTGGTAAAGCAAAATTCCATTCTATTTTATTTAATAATAGAAAGGTTCCAGGTTCACCAATGGGTATAAATATAACTCCATATGATCCTGCGGTTGCACAATTTTCAAATAAACCAACTGGTCAATATGATTTAATTTTATGTATTGATGTTATGGAACATGTTCAAGAAGATAAAGTTGAAGAAGTATTAAAAGACATATTTACTTATAGTAATAAAGTATTTTTAACTATTACTTGTTATCCTGCTAAACAAATTTTAACTAATGGTAAAAATGCACATTATACTGTCAAAGACCCAGATTGGTGGAAAGAAAAATTAAAACCTTATGACGGTAAATACATTGCTATATTTCAAACAAAACCTAATAGGGGTGGTGATGTAGTTAATAAAGAGGAATGGAAACCAAGTAAAACTACAATAAAGAAATTAGAAAGTAATGATAAAACATTAGACGAAACTCAAAAAGAAAAAGCAGAATTATTATGAATGAAAAAACAGTTAATATAAATAATTTTATCGGCGTGTATGATAATTACATTACAAAAGAGGAATGCAACAAAGCTATTCAATTATATGAAGAACAAAACAAATTTAATAATACATTAAATAGAATAAGTTCTGAAAAAGAATCTATTTTAAAAAAACAAGATCAACAATTTTTTGCAGGATCAAATAATATTGATGTATGGTGGGAATCTTTAAAATCTATGATGTTAAATTTTGATTTAGCGTGGAATCATTATTGTAAACATACAGGAGCCAAAGATGGTTATGGACAAAGTTTTTTTTATACTAGTGTAAAAATTCAAAAAACATTACCCACTGAAGGATATCATATTTGGCATGTTGAACATGGTAAGGGTTTTGATAATGAACCTAGAGCTTTTGTTTTTTCAATATATTTAAATGATGTAGAAGAAGGGGGAGAAACAGAGTTTTTACATTTTTCAAAAAGAGTAAAACCTAAAACAGGTAGGATTGTTATTTGGCCTGCAGGCTTTCCATATTTACACAGAGGTAATCCACCTTTATCTGGAGAAAAATATATTTTAACCTCTTGGATGATGCTTAGATAATGTTTAATCATAAAATAACAGATCTTAAATTTCATATAGATAAATTAGTACCTAAAGACGTGTGTAAATATTTCATAGATTTTTATGAAAACAATACTGAAGTTTCTTTTCCAGAAGAAAGTTATAAATATCAAACTAAAAAACACGAAGAAGATAATTTTAAATGTATTAATTTAACACGTTGTTCTCTAGAAAATAAAAAATTTAAAAAACCCTTAGAACTAGCTAAAAGATACATTAATATCATGATAACTAATTATGTATTATACGTTCAAAAAAATATCTGCCCTACATTTGATGCAACTCTTATATCTAAATCTTATAATGTGCGTATATTGAAATACGAAAAAGGACAATCTATAAAAGATCATAGCGACGTAGATCCTAGTACAAGAGCGTCTTGCACCTTAAATTTAAATGAAGATTATGAAGGTGGTGAATTTAGATTTTTTGATGGTCAAATAAAACATTCATTCAAAACAGGAGATGCTATGATATTTCCTGCTGAACCTATCTGGATTCATGGAACCGAGCCTATAACAAAAGGAACTAGATATGCAATTAATTGTTTTTTAAACACGTGAAATTAATATATTCAATACCAGATAAACTTTATTATATTCAAAATTTTTTAGATTTTCCTACGTATAAAAAAATACATTATGATGTATTTAGAAGTAAATTAGTTAGTTTAAAATCTACTAAAGAAGAATGGGATGAAGGTTTACAATATGGACATAAAGGTTTTGTTGATAGAACTGGTATAAAAACAGATTATATTCCTCTTCAAAAAATTATAACACTTTTAGAACATAATCCGTTTCATAAAGTAAAAATAAAAAATGTTGCTTCAACAATTCATACACTGATTCATTCAATGAAGGATGGCGCAGGTATTAATTGGCATGATGATAATGGCTATAATTATGGAATTACTTATTACATAAATAGACGTTGGAATCAATATTTTGGAGGAGAATTTTTATTTAAAGATAAATATAATAAGGGTTTTATTCCCATAGTGGGGAATTCTATTGTTATAGTAAAGGCTCCTTTAGATCATAAAGTGGCACCTATACATAAACCACTTCTTCCTAGAAAAACAATTCAAATATTTATTTAAGATGAATATGATGTAGGTCTTGGACCTAATCTAGCAATTTTTTCAGCTTCAGTTTCTTCTCTATAAACTGGAGGAACTTGTCCTTCAGGATCTTCTATCTGAAGAGTATCATCATCCCAATTAGATTGTAGTTGGGTTAAATGAGCTTGATCCCATTTGTCAATGAAATCTTGAAAATCACCTAAATTTGCATCAGCATATGATGAATGAGGAGTAGTGTCTCTATATTCTACTTCATCTGAAGTAACGGAAGTTCCATAATGAATTGCCCAAATATTTGAAAATTTAGATTGACTCCAAAAAGTATTATCATCAATAATATAACTTCCAGCACTATCGCCACTTTGTTTGATAATCATTTTGTCTTCAAATACTACTGTCCAATTTCCTAAACTTGCCATTTTTTCTCCTAAGTTTTAATAATATAAATAACTGTTAAATAAGGTTGAACAACTGAAGTTGCATCACCAGTAAAGTTTGCACTCATGTTATGAGAGTGACCTGAGCCACTACCTTGATTATTTGTACCAAGCCCTGGTTGGGCACTATTACTACTGACAGCAGGGGCGTGTTTTCTTGGGTTCGCGTAACCAACACCAGTATAAAGAGTAATACTGTGACTATGTGAAGCAAGTTGTGCTGTTGACAAAGTTGCATTTGCGGTTCCACCACCAACGTTTCCAGTTGCAGTTACAGTATTCGCTCCACCAGATGAACCTAAATTTTTGGTGTTAGATTTTCCAACTGCTACATTATCTTGTAAGTCTGGTACATTAAAAGTTGTTGAACCATCACCTGATCCATAAGTTGTACCAACGATTGCAAATAAATCTGCATATGTTGATCTTGAAACTGCAGAGCCGTTACATTCTAAGAAACCAGATGGCACAGAAGAATCTGACCATGGCACAATAGTTGCTGTTGGAATACCTTCAATACCTGTAAGGTTAGCTCCGTCAAAATCGTATTTAGTTGCTTCGTAATTTGCCATATTCTATTTCTCCCTATAAGTCCAACCTGTTGTAGCGTCTCCAGAATATA